AGTATCTTCACACAAATTGGTCTACCCGCGTGGACCAGCCTCCCCGGAAGGGCAGAAAACGCGGTGATGCTTTCCGAGTAACGCGCTACCGATGGCGCACAAACAAGTAATCGTGATGTCTGAGGGTTATTACGTCAAAGATGGCGATGATTACGCACCGCTATCCGACGATAAAGTCGTTCTTTCTAAATCTGAACTTGAAACCACCTACGTTCCAAAGGAGCGTTTTGGGCAGTCCATCCAAGACGAGATCCAACGTCGTTTCTCCAACCATGTGCATAAGGACAAGGCACATGAGGATGAAACCGTTATCGCTAGGGTGCTTGAGTCACACGGCGGCCAGAGCGTAGATCAAGACAAACTGCGATCCCAATGGGAATCGGCGCACCTTAAACCGCTTGGCGAGAAGCTGACGCAGGTAGAGGAACGCGCACAGCGTCTTGAGGAAAGAGTAAAGTTCCGTGAGCTTGGCCCCGTGCTTGAGGAAGCAGGGTTTGACAAATCGTTTGTCACCCGCCCTGAAGCTGGTAAGCCGTCCCCTGCGGAAGTCTACTTTGGTGACAAGTTTGGCCTTGACGACAATGGCTCTCTAACTGTCAATGGAACCTCAACTTCCCCGCAAGCCTTCGCCTCAGAGCTGGCATCCAATGATGCCTACAAAATCTATCTGAAGCAGGAGGCGCGTAATGCAAGTACAGCGGGTAGGCCGGGACAGGACAACTCATCTGCTGCACCAAAGCAAGGGCTTCGCCAACGCGACATGAATGGCCCAGAGGCGGCGGAGTACATGAATAAGCATGGTATTTATAAGTCCAAGGATGGCGGAATACCGTTTTACAACCTCCCAAAATAATAGGAAACAATGGCTATCGGAAAAGCATCGGATTTCGTTGTACGCAACGAACTCTTTGAAACACTCTTTGTAGAGACGCTGGCACAGAACGTAGACATCCTCAACCAGGATGGAAACGGCGTTATCCAGCTCGTAACCAACGAACGCGAAGGCGACTACGACAAGACTCGCTTCTTTGACCGTCCTTCTGGCGGTGTATCGCGTCGTGACACCACTGATACTTCCACCTCGCTCACGCCTTCGGCTCTGACGCAGGACGAAGTAATCGGTGTAAAACTGAACCGCAAGTACGGTCCTTACCAGCAGACGCGTGATGCGTTCAAGAAAATCGGCGGTACGCCCGAGGATCTGACGCTGATCTTGGCTCCTAACATGGCAGAAGAAGCCATGAAAGGCATGGTCAACGACGCTGTTGCTGCCCTCGTCGCTGCTCTTCGCAACAATAGCGGTGTTGTCTACGACTACGCTGCTACGGGTGCGAACGCTACGATTGACCACACGGCTCTGATCCGTGGTCGCGCACTCTTCGGAGATGCCTTTGGTCGCATTCGTGGCTGGGGTATGAACGGTGCCGCCTTCCACAAACTGGTTGAAGCACAGCTCTCCGTTGCCTCTGGCAATGTTGGTGACTTCGCAGTGTACGAAGGACAGGCTGGTACGCTTGGCCTCCCGGCTTTCGTCTCGGATGCTCCTGCATTCGCTACGTCTGGAACGCCCGGTGAGTATCACGTTCTTGGCCTCGTGCCTAACGCTGCCGTCCTGACGGTATCGGAAGCACCGTACATGGCTACCGACGAAACGATCCTCAAAGAAAACATCCTCTACGCCTTCCAAGGTGAGTATGCTTTCAACATGGAGATCAAGGGCTACCAGTGGGATACCTCCAACGGTGGTACCAACCCGACCGCAGCAGCAATCGCAACTGGTTCCAACTGGGACAAAGTTGTTGCTAACGACAAGGACACTGCTGGCATCGTCATTGACGTAGACCAGTCCTAATCCAATGGTGACGGAGCGGGGGGCCTTCGGGCCTCCCGCACCTGATCCTTAAAACTGTACTGACATGGGTTCTTGGGCCGACCTTACTCTTGCTGATGCTACGCTAAAAGGCATTGCTCCCGTTGATATGATTGACGGGAACTTTGGCATTTTTGACACCGACATCAACGAGACAAACAGGCTGAATGAGGCCAAGCAGTACATTGAGATGCGTATCGTTGCGAACGACGCTCTTTTCGCGGAACGTGCAGACGGCCCGCAGGAGATCATGGACGCGGCGATAGACATCAACAAGACATACATTGACAACCTGATCCAGCGAATGATCGGGTACAAGTATGTACAGGCTTTCTACGAGACAGAGGCCATGGGCGGTAACAGCTTGTTCCTCACTCGTGCTGAGATGATGGAGTTCCGCTTCAATGAGACGTTTACCGCTCTTATGCGCGTCCTGATGCGTGATCCCGACTTCTTTGACCAACTGGACGGCACTACCGACGAGGATTTGGCTGCCTTTGAGGGTCCACGTAACTGGGTGGGCTAATGGTCGCACCGAACCTGTTTGGTGAGCTGCAAAAGATCATCAAGTCTGTTGGCCCCGCCACTATTAGTTACGGAAAGGAGATCGCCGACCACGTTCGCAATAGGACGAGGAATGAAGGCGTTACCATGTATGGCAACCAATTTAAGCCATACAGCTCTGCTTATGCAGCGAGAAAGAAGGGCGGAAGAGTTGCGCCCGTTACGCTTACTGACACCAAAAAGATGCTTGACAGCATCAAGGTTCGCAATGAACAGGCTGTCCTTGATTCTAATGGTAAGCTTGAGATAGAGGTTGGCCCCGTTGGTGTAGAGAATATCCGAATTGCACAAAATCACCAGTTTGGGATTGGTGTGCCAACCCGTCCTTTTATGGGGGTTACGCCAGAGGAGCAGAAAGAACTGCTGCGCGTGTTTGACGACGCTATGTATCGCCCCAACAGCACCAAGGACGAGATTATATACAAACTTTAATGGCCTATCACAGCACACAGGAAGTATTAGATGCCATCCACGGCCAAGTAGAGAAAACACTTGGTGACGCGGTGGACTCTGTTGTGCAGTTTCATGGAACTCTTGACCAGGCCATTGATTCGCACTTCGGCCAAAGTGCTGGCACAGGTGTCCACAGCATTGTGGTAATTAGCCTCTCAGAAGGCACCCCTGGCGTTGTAACAGGCTCTGGCATTCCGCTCTACATGGAAGAGATCGTCAACATCCACGTTGTTTCTCGTGGACGCAGGGGCGACTACAAGGGAATGTCCAGTAGGCTTATTGAGATTGCTGACGCTTTAACGTTTGATCTTTTTGACCAAGCATACAAGCATCAGGATGTGTTGGATCGCGTAGCGGCACACAACTTTGTGTCACGCCGTGCAAGGCCGACCAACGACCCGAATGCTATGGCGTTCTTAGTTACATGGAATATCAAGCCCCGGAGGGCAGACTAATGACCGTAACTACCACAAACTTTATGGTGATTGAGGGGGTGCGTGTGCCGATTGGCAGTACGCTTACCGTGGACAAATCGTACAAGGGTGCGGTTGACATGATCGGCAAGAGGATCAGCAAAGCAACTTACGATAAACACTTCAAGCCGGAGCCAAAACCGAAGGCCAAGGCAGAAACCAAAACCGAACAAGAGGACTAAACTATGGCTTGGTCACCAGGACCCGGTGAACTCACTTCCATTGCCTTCGGCGGAACTACAATTACGTCGGAGTTTCTGGAAGGATACTCGCTCACCACAGAAAAAGACAGCTTTGATGCAGCAGTTGGTCATTCCGTAGATCGCGGATCTATGAGCAAGACCCTATCGGTCAATGCTTTTGACGTATCCGGTATCAATGCGATCCACACATTGATGACTGCCCGCACGGAATCTACCGTCACAGTCACGTATCAGGATGCACAGACTCAGGCACTCAACGAGTGCATCATTCGCGTTACTCCAATCCTAAACAATGTCAGTGACGTTGCAAAGGTGTATCACGACAACCAATCCTCTGGGAACAACAACCTTGCCTCATCTTGGGAAGCATGTGGCGTAACGATTGATGTTCCAACGATGACATTCTCTTTCCCATTTGATGGTACCGACGGCCTTGGTCGCCCTTACTTCTCCTCATGTGCTATTGAGCTGGAGTTTATGCTACCGGACCCCGCAGATGCTGATGTTTATGGCATCTTTGATGACAAGTCTGCCTGCTCTATTGCACTTCAGTTGCCTGATGGCAATTTTCAGGTATTGAAGGGCGGTCGTGTATACAAAAACTATGCAGATGACGATGGTTCTATGCCTCGTGCCGTTCGTGTAGTATACCGCGCAGTCGGCGATTCGTGGGGAGACATCATTGAGTTCACTGATGGTGGAGCAACAGCAACAACGGAAGCCTTTAACGCCTCAAGCCCAACGCTGATGCAGGACTACCTTCATGGCATCCTGATTGAGGCAGTTGGTCGTGGGTATGACGAGGCAGACGTAACCACGTTCTAAACAACTAAAGAGGGATCATGGCTAAGATTGACATCAATACAGTCATTAATGGGGAATACGAAGTAGCAGTGGGGAATGAGTACGAGGTGGCCCCTGGGAAATGGGGCCGCCTCCTCCCCCCTACTACTGAGCTTCAGAATCGGGTGTTCAAGATGGCCGAAGAAGAGGGCATGACCGACCTCAAGGTCTGCCGCGAAGTATTGGCTGGGCTACCCGACTTCTCAGACGACAAGGCAATCACCGGGATGGCGAGTAAGGTGGTGCAGGATTTTTTTACGTTAGTGCTGAAGATCGCAGAGAGGCTGAATCCAGGCTCAGCCTTATCCGAGGATTCAGCGACCCAAAAAGCCGAGTCGTAGAGGCGGGCTGGTCCCGCAAGTTCATGCGCCAGACTGACGCATGGACCATTATATGCCTTGAATTAGCTTCAGATGACCCTGTAAGGTCAAAGGCTATCAAGGAGCATTGCACGTACACGGAAATCGCCGTGGCTTGGCAGAACAATCGCCGCAAGACTGAGGGCGTCGGCTACAAGATCAAGGATAAATAATGGCTGAGCAGAATGTAGTTATTAAGATCCAGGCTGATGTCTCTAAGGCTACGAATGATGTAAAGGCACTCCAGCAGGTCATTGCCAAGCTATCTACCTCTGGAACACAGGCCGCAGCTGGAACTGAGAAGGTAAGCAATGCGGCCAAGAAAACTGCTACTGCCGCTCAGCTTCTTGACAGGGAGATTAAAAGGGTTATTGCAGGAGAGGCCAATCTTGATAAGATTGCAGGACTTGCCACTAATGCCCTTCAGGAGCAAGCACTTGCCTCAGAGCGTCTTGCAGGTGTATCGGCTGCTGTTGAGGATGCAGTTGGAAAGCAGGGTGCAGCAGTTCTTGGTGCAAACAGTCAGATAGGTGGCCTTGCAGATGCTACTGGTGCAGCATCCTTTGCTCTGCTATCGCTTGGCCAAGCATTTCAGGATTCTGCTCAGTTTGGGATGGGTTTTGCACAGGGCTTCCGTGCAATAAACAACAATATCCAGCAGACATTTACTGCTATTGCTCTTGGGAGCGTTCAGGCTGGTGGGTTTAACAACCTAATCAAAGCAATGGGCGGGTCATTGCTTGGTCCGGGTGGATTGATTCTTGGTTTTTCTGCGCTTAGTGCTGCTGTTGAGTTTTTTTCAACTCGCGCTCAAAGAGCTGAGAGCGAGTCAAAGAAGTTACAGGATTCGCTTGATGGCTTATTCACGACAATAAAAGTTGGCTCAACACAAGCCACGACAGAGGGTATAGGGCTTCTCATAAGTATTCTTGAGGAGAGCATAACAACTGGAGATGAGTGGATTCAAAGCCTGAAGGACGCTGGTTCATTTACCGGAGAACTTGCCCGCACCAGTAGAGATACAGGAAAAGCTATTGATGAAGCAAATGCCCCACTCGTTGCATATATAGACAGTTTAAAAGAGAACAATAAACAAGAGATTGAGGCTGCTAAACACCGATCACGGGCTATCCAATCGCTTGGAGTAAATGGTCTTATCAGTGTCTTAAGGGAGGGAAGAGAAGAGATTGATCGTGTTAACGGGATACTTGAGGAGGCTAATATAATATATGAGGCTGGGTTCGCCAGCAGGGAAGAGTTCCAATCAGGGCTTGAAGCAGCTCGCCAGAGAATGGCTGATTTTGGGCTTGAGACTGAATTGACAGCGAAGAAGTTTGCAGAGCTGATTCAGGAGGATGGGCTTGAGGAGTATATACGCGAGTTGAGACTTGATGCCCTTGAGGACAAGATTTCAGATGCCGTAAGGGGCGGGCTAATTAAGGTTGGCCCACTTAATTTCGTTGAGGCCCTTGGGCTGGAGCCTAAAGGGGCAACCGCTACTGCCATAGAGCAACGCATGAAGGAGATAATGGAAAGTAGTACGGTTGTTGGCAGAATGCAGGGCACACAGGGCATTGAGCCAGAAGAACTACGGCAAATATCGCCAGAGGCGCAAGCAGAGATTGATGCCATAGGCCAAGCCATTGATGAGCAAAACAGGCAGGGTACAGACTCATGGGTGACACACTGGTCAAGAAGAACAGAGGCAACCCTCCAGTCTGCCCAAATAATGCAGCAAGCTATTGGCAGCATAGGTAGTACCTTCATGCAACTTGCTCAAACTGGTGACAGGTCAAACAAGCGACTATTTGAGACTGGTAAAAAACTTGCTATTGCACAGGCACTCATAAGTACATACGTGGGATTCACCAAGGCTCTTGAGCAGGGTGGAGTGCTTGGGATTGTTACTGGAGCGTCTGTTTTGGCTGCTGGCATGGCAAAGGTTGCTGCGATCAGGGCCACCAAGATGAGTGGTGGCGGTGGTGGCGGCGGCGCTGGTTCTGCGGCAAGGCCAAACTTTACGATGCCAAACCCGATGACAAGCCCAGCATCATGGAACTCGCAGGGAATGTTCCCTGCAACAAGCAATGCTCCGTCATTCAGCGGCCGATTTGTTGCAAGCGGACGCGATCTCGTTGCCGTCGTAAGTGCGGAGACAGGCGCTCGTCAGGAGCTTGGATTTACTCGTAACCTTGTAATTGAGGGATAGATGGCATTAGTAGCCGTATACAAGAATCCGGGAAACTACTTTGTTTCTGAGGGTGGCAATCGCTACAAGTGGGAAATCCTTGAGGAGGGTGGCACCTTCGCCTCTACGCTTGAGGCAGCTGGGCGCGACTTTATTCAGACATCATGGAGTATGTCTGACAAGGATGAGTACAGCCCATTCCTGATTAGCGAGACAAGCATCTCTGTACACGACAATGCCAGTGGGGAATTGTACAGCGATATGGTGTCGCTGCTATCCTCCAATCAAGAGGACAAGTATATCCTCCGCATTACGCTTGTTCGTGAGAAGGGCGCTGCCAGCGATGTCAATACGGTTAAGTGGATTGGCTACATCAAGCGTGGCCAAGTCAGCAAGGATGAGGATGGGAATGCAGTAATCAAGCTGTCTGCAACGGACGGCATTGATATGCTAAACCGCAAGACCTTCTCTTCTACGGCAACATCTATTCTTGGCGAATACGAGGAGCTTTATACAGGGCGTGTAACATACACCTCTGCAATGGCTACGGCTCTTGACAAGATGGGGCTGGACCTTGACCTATACATTACTTCATCGCACTACCCAAGGGTCAGCGGCACCCAGCTTTCTGCAACTGACAATCCATGGGACAATGTATATGTTGACAGGGAGGGATATAGGCAGCGGGCAAAGAAGGATGGGGAATCTGATCGCCCTATAAAATCCATTGATGTGGTAAGGGACATCCTCATTACATGGGGCTGCATCATGTTCCAGTGGGAAGGGGCATGGCACATCTTGCAGGTGAATAAGCGGGGTGACAATTCTATTCGCAGGTGGCACTACGACTATCAAGGATCGGCGCAGTCACCAGCATATGAGGATGTTACTTCTCATGTTGTCACGCCGGGAACAGAGTCAGTAGAGCGTACTCGCGGCACCCTGTCTCAGCTACCGCAGTATGATGCCGTTCGGGTAAACTTTAAGCATGGCGAATACAAGTTCATGCCGAACCCCGGCTTTGACATAAACGGAAACCTGTTTTTTGACTATGACCCTGCCGACTGGACTATTGTTGGTCCTGCTGGTGGTCGCTATGAAAATAATGGCAATGGGGACGGTCAGTTTATATCAACCGTTGTGCGGGCGCTGTCTACTTTGTATGATTCCGGTATAATGCCGACAGTATCCTCTGGGAGCGGCACGGGGTCTATTCAAGAGTTTGTACAGAACTACTGTAATCCCTCAACGGGTTCAACAGATGCCGATACTCTTAAGATTATTGCTACCCCATCTGGAAGTCCAAGTGGCACTATCTTCTTTGCTAACATTGATGCGTATGATGGCAACTTTCTTTCAGCTGGTACCACGATATTTTTACAAGATACATCTGGTGCCTATCATACGACTACGCTTACAAGCCGTCTGAAGCCGGGTGACGAAAAAATATACTTCGTAAGCACAGCGCTAGGCGTAAACAGCTTAGACTCAATAAAAGCTAAGAAGGGCGGGTACGCCTATTCCGTGTCCAGCGTAGAGGTGGCAGAGGATCAGCGCATCTCATTCTCCATGTCATTCCTCCCAACCGCCAACAGTGACAGTGCCTCCGGGCGCTGGTTCAGTATCGGAGGTGGTGGCGGAACAGTATATGCCCAGATCAAACTTACTGGGTCATCAACCTATTATCTAAAGAAGTCATCGCTTGGAACATATCAGTGGTCAACGTCTGTTGAGTGGATTCCATTCAGGATAACAGATGGCGACACACACAGCATATCTGGGTTTGTATTTGAAAAGACACCCATAGGTGGCACAATAACGACCACCGTTGGTCCGGCGATATGGAATTTCGTTAGGATAAGTCCATCGCAAGAGGTTAAGTATCCAGTAGATGAGGTTCGCTGGGATAATGTTGATGTCAAGCCAATTCTTGCTGGCAATAATCCAAACACAGATTCTACCAGCACAGTTACATACGACTCTACGCAGACCACAGAGGCGGCGAGGATTCGTGACCAAGGAGTATTGGTAGGGGACTCTCCGTATAACCCATCTCAGTTCGGTATGTCGCTGGACTCAGACGGCCTTCAGGGTACTTCTGATTGGGAGGAAGCACCAATTACTGGTGCAGAAAGCAATGTGTCGCATGAGTCTCTTCTTGGCAAAGTGATGCTTCGCTCTATGCGCTCGCCAAGGGAGACTCACGCCGCGACATACTTTGGCCTTGAGTCAAGTGGTGTACCCATTCTTGCAAGCCCTTGGCACGTTCTTTCTCGCTCTGGAAGCGAATATGCACCAATCAACGTTTCTCTGTCGTGGAACAGGGATACCAGTGATGGCACATGGTACAAGGTAACTGAATCGGGCTACTTTGACACCAGCAATATCATCAAGAATAGCGCTGGCTTTGTAGGCTCACGCGGCGGCGTTGGCGAGTCAACCGCATCATTTTTCAACAATATTGGCAACTCACTATTTGCCGATGGCTCAACAGCAATTACAAGGACAACGGCAACCATTAGTGCTGGCACCGTAACGTCCATATCTGTTGAGTCTATTACGGAGCCGATACTTAAGGATGGTGATCTAATCTCAATTATGGGGCCAGACCTTTCGTTTGTTCAGGCCCGGATCTCTGCTGACCAAGATGCCCTTGCCACAACGCTGTCCATTGAGGACATTGACAGCCCCGGCACTGGTGTTTCATTTGCCGAAGATATGCCAGCTGCAGCGGGCATTTACTTCCTTGAGCAGGAGCTGCTAACGCTTGCCCGCCTTGGCGAGCAGGGCTTTGCTGTAACGGTACTTGGCGAGAACCTTGGCACGATCAACGAAACCAAGTCCGGCTCATACACCACGCTGACTGTTAGCAACTGGGGCATCAGCGTTGCCGCAGACACCGATGTATATATAACGCAAAGCGATGGAACGCTTCAGGTTGTTACACTTGCATCTGCCGCACCCAAAGGCTCAACAAGCATTTCATTCTATGAGAAGGGCGGAGAGATAAATGATGCCGTTACGATTGATGTAACAACTGGTGATCCAGTAAAGCCAACGGGTGCCGTAAACCGCGCAGACTTTCAGGTAACGGCAGACGCGATCACATCCTATCTTGGCAACCCGGGCGATGTCATTGCTACGCTTTCTGCCGACTCTACGTGGGACGGCACGAGGACAACATTGCCATGCTCTGGCGGCACCTCAGAGGATCTTAAGGCCAAAGATCCTATCCTGATCTATACGCAGCTTGGTAGCGTTGTCAAGGGGATTGTAAATGTAGATACTGCATCTGGTGCGACATCCATTGTTCTTAGCTCTACCAGCGGCAACCTTACTGCATCAGCAAAGAGTGGCGACAAGGTTGTAGCGGGCAGCGTTACAGGCCTCCGCATTGACATGGATGGGATTGAGGTGCGGGCAGATGAGCTGCGCTCCAGTAATTACTCTACCGGGAGCAATGGCTGGCTTATTGAGGGCAACGGAGATGCAGAGTTTAACAGCCTTACTGTTCGTGGCAGTGGCCTAACAAATACTGGCGATGTACAGCGGGCTGCATCTGCTCCTAACTTGCGGTCTGACAATAGCACACTTGTAACTGGCGACGTATGGATTGACACAAGTGATGGGGATAGGCCATACGTTTGGGATGGCAACTCTTGGGAGAGAACTACTACTACGATTGATGGTGCAGAGATTACGACTGGCACTATCAATGCAAGCCGCATCAGCATTGGGTCTGGGACCACATATGCCGAAGGTTATGATATAGTCAATAAGAGTTCGGTTATTCGCGGTGCTACTGCCCCGACGACAAGGCCGCCAGAGGGAACCGGGGAGACATTGCAGGCTGGTGATGTATGGATTGATAGTGATGATGGAAGTCGGCCATACACATGGACCGGATCGTCATGGCTCAAGGCTTATACAGAGATCACAGGCGGCGATATAACGACCGGAACGATTACTGCCGATAACATTGCGGCAAGTACCATAACTGCTGCTAAAATTGCTGCGGGCACCATTACTGGCAATGAAATTAGCTCTGCGACAACCATAACCGCTGGCACGGGAAACAACGTTGGTGTCCTTGACGGCGCTGATGCAACGTACAGGATCTACGCTGGCAATGCTACGGCAGCAAGCGCTCCATTCCGCGTAACGCAAGCAGGTGCATTGACGGCTACCAGTGCAACCATTACCGGATCAATTACTGCTGAGTCTGGATATATTGGCACATCTGCATCTGGTTTTGATATTAATAGCGATTACTTTGCCAACGGAAAAACGTCGCTGACCGATGCAAATGCTGGCGTATATGTTGGCACCGATGGTATTGCACTTGGTGCAAGCTCTGTATTTAAGGTAACAAGTGCTGGGGCATTAACAGCGACCAGCGCAACCATTACTGGGGCGATTACCGCTACATCTGGAAGCTTAGGCGACCTTAACATTTCTGGGACTCTTACACTTGACGATGGGGCAGGAATTGAAACTGCTGAGACTTTTGGTGTCAGGATAGACAGAGAAGAAATGTCTGTCAATGCTCTGTCCTCAACAGCTTCGCTGACGGAAGGCACCTTTGTTGTTTCTGGCGGTGGTCACAGCCTAAAAGTATTTAACAACGAGATCCGTAAGTACAACGGCACAGACCTCCTGATCTCTACAACGGTTGCATCCTCAGATATAACGCTTACCGCAACTGGAGACGTAGTTCTGAATCCAACTGGCTCTGCAAAAGTGGGTTCAAACACAATTATATCAACATCATCCAGTACTTCGGGGACAAGCATTTCGGGGGACACGCTCATAACCATAGACGTAGACGGAAGCACGTACATCATACTGGCTGAGGCTACTCCCTAAACTAAATTTTCACATTTTATTGCGCCGTGTTTAGTCGGTGCAGTACCTTAAAAGATCATGGCACAGAAGCGAGTAACAGTTATCGGCCCCCTTGTTCAGCGTACCAATCAAGGTATTACGCTGACGAAGAATGATGCCTACACACAGGCATCCACGGATGGCAATACCATCACGGCTTACCTCTATGATGAGGACTCGTTTGAGACCATGACAGACGGTGTGAATGTGACCGTAGGATCGCCTACTGGTGCAGCGGCTGACACCGACATTTCTTTTGAGATTGACACGGCGACAGGGATTACGCTTAGTAAGCGAACAGAGCGATGGGCATTGCACGTAGTGGATAGTGACGGCAATCAGCTTGTGCCAAATAAGGCAACTGGTGATGCTGTATTTCTGCTACTGCAAAAAGCACCAGCCTAATGGCTTACAGTCAGGAGACATATGCTGCTGATGTGCTGTTAACACAGTACGCCAGTGACGTAGACGCAGGTCAGTACGCTGCCGATCTGGGCATCTCCGAGTATGCAGTGAACATTTCCCTGACTCAGTATGCGGCCAACGTGGACATCACCATGTACGCCGCTGACATTAAGATCCTAAGTGCTGAGTCGCTGTACTGGATGCTATTTGAGGACGGCGAGACGATGCTGTACGAGGATGGCGAAATCATGAAATTTGAGGTCAACTAATGGCTCGTAAGTGGACAGATGCGGCTGTTGCAACAGGAACGTCAGTAGCGGCTGGCGATCTCATCCTGACTGTATCTGATCCTACTGGTACGCCCGTATCTAAGAAGATCACGGTGCAGAACCTCATGGACTCTGATTCTGTCCGTGAGGCCATCAGAGATCACTTAGGAGACGTTGTAATTCAGGGCGGTGCTAACGTCACAGTCACGCACGACGACCCGTCAGACACCATTACAGTGGCTGTCACGAGCCTTGATGGTGCAGTCATTGGATCTGCCACTGCGGCTGCGGCAACCTTTACGGATCTGACATTTACCGGAACCCTTACGGGCGATGTCGCTGCATCCAACATCACGAGCGGCACCCTTGCCGATGCACGGATTGCCGAAAGCAACGTGACTCAGCACCAAGGTGCTTTGTCTATTACGGAGAGCCAGATCAGTGACCTTGGCTCCTATGCCACAACGGCTGCTCTTTCTTCGCATACTGGAGACACAAGCAATCCGCACAGTGTAACCGCTGCACAGCTTTCTGATTTTTCTGAGGCGGTAGACGATAGGGTTGCCACCCTTGTTCAGGATGGAACTGGAATTACATGGACGTATGTTGACGCTTCTAACACTCTTACTGGCAATGTTAGCCTTGCATCATTTACCACGAGCGACTTAGGCGAGGGAACTAATCTTTATTACACTGATGCTCGTGCCCGTTCAGCCATTAGCGCAAGCGGAGATTTGTCGTACAATAGCGGCACGGGGGTAATTTCCTTTAGCGAAACGTATGGCACTGCCAGCGAGCTTCTAACGGCAATTCTTACGGTAGATGGGACAGGCTCTAATCTGGATGCAGACCTTCTTGACGGGCAAGAGGGAACATACTATCTCGCATGGGCAAACCTAACTGGCGTACCGTCAACATTTACCCCATCTTCGCACACCCACGACGCCTCTGATATTGTTAGTGGCACTTTGGCTGATGCACGGATAGCACAGTCCAATGTTACTCAGCATCAGGCTGCACTTAGCATTACAGAAAGCCAGATTAGTGATTTTGGAACGTATCAGCCTCTTGATAGCGGCCTGACCTCTATTGCTGGTTTGACCACCATTGCAGACAAGATTCTGTACACCACAGCATCTGATACGTATGCAACGACTACCCTGACCTCCTTTGCCCGGTCCATCCTTGATGATGCAGATGCGGCCACTGTCAGGACTACGATTGGCGTAGATGCCGCTGGCACCGACAACAGCACCGACGTTACTCTTGCTGGCTCATACGACTATCTGACATTATCGGGTCAGCAGATTACGCTTGGGCAGATTGACCTCAGCACGGATGTAACTGGTACACTTGGCGACGGAAATGTTGCTGAGTCCAATGTTACACAGCACGAGGCTGCCCTGACTATTACAGAGAGCCAAATCTCTGACCTCGCACACTATGCGGACTCTGATGCAAGGACGGCTATTAGCCTGACAAGCACCAATACATCAGAACTTTCCTATGACAGCAGCACTGGTGTTTTTTCGTATGTGTCACCAAGCACGGTCGCAGATGCAAACTCTGTTACGCTTGAGGTACGAAATACAACAGGCTCTACCATTGCTAAGGGTGCCGCTGTTTATATAAGCGGTCACAATGGGAACAAGATTCTGATTGATCTTGCTGATGCTGATGCAAGCGGTAAGTATCCTGCCATTGGCCTTGCGGCTGGTGCAATCAACCACAATAGCGATGGTGAGGTAACAGTTTATGGAGAGCTTGCTGGCGTAGATACCAGCTCTTACAGCGTTGGTGACGTTCTATATCTTTCGTCAACCGCTGGTGCGCTTACAAACACGCGCCCAACGTCAAATGCTGACGCGGTACAGAACATTGGTAAGGTTGCCCGCTCTGACAGCAATGGCATTATCATTGTATCTGGCTCTGGTCGCGCCAATGACATTCCTAATCTTACAGATACGCACGTATTCATAGGTGGCTCGTCTGGCAATGAGGAACGAGCATTAGCTACGGGTGACATTCTTAGCGGCACGTTCGCAGATGCTCGTATCTCTGAGTCAAGCGTCACACAGCATCAAGCCGCCCTCTCTATCACCGAATCCCAGATAAGCGACCTTGGCACGTACCAGACGCAGGATGCGGGTCTTACGTCTATCGCTGGCCTCACGACGGCGGCAGATAAGATGCTGTACACAACCGCATCAGACACCTATGCAGTCACAGACCTGACTTCTTTTGCCCGTAGCATCCTTGACGATGCTGACGCCGCTACTGTTCGCACGACGATTGGCGTGGATGCAGCTGGTACAGATAATAGCACCGATGTCACCTTGGCGGGTGCTTATGACTACTTAACACTTAGTGGTCAGCAGATTACGCTGGGGCAAGTAGACCTTACTACTGATGTTACCGGGACACTGCCTATTGCCAATGGCGGTACTGGTGCCACGACTGCCGCTGCCGCACGGACTGCCTTAGATGTGGATCAGGCAGGAACAGACAATAGTACTGACGTTACGCTTGCTACCGTAGCAGGGAACTACCTGACCATTACGGGTCAAGAAATTACTGCTGGCACGGTGCCCGTCTCTCTTGGTGGTACGGGTGCCACCACAGCGGCTGGCGCAAGGACTGCACTTGACGTTGATCAGGCAGGGACTGACAACTCCACTGATGTAACTATTGCTGCGGGACTTGACTACATCACAATTAGCGGCCAGCAGCTTACCCTTGGGTCTGTTGATCTTACCACAGATGTAACGGGCGCACTGCCTGTTTCTAATGGCGGTACCGGGTCTACCACGGCCTCTGGCGCACGTACTGCTCTGGGTGTTGATCCTGCTGGTACCGACAACAGTACGGATGTCACACTCGCCACGGTAAGCAGCAACTACTTGACCATTACAGGGCAGGAGATCACGGCTGGAACGGTGCCTGTGTCCCTTGGCGGTACAGGTGCTACCACGGCATCCGCCGCAAGAACTGCTCTTGACGTTGACCAAGCAGGTACGGATAACAGTACCGATGTTACTCTTGCAACGGTAACTGGCAACTACCTCAGCATCACAGGGCAGGAGATTACTGCTGGCACGGTGCCTATTTCGTTAGGTGGTACAGGGGCAACCACTGCCTCCGCTGCTCGTACTGCCTTGGGCGTAGATGCCGCAGGAACCGATAACTCTACCGACGTAACACTGGCGGGAACGTATGACTACCTGACCCTGAGCGGTCAGCAAATTACGTTAGGCCAGATTGATTTAACTACAGATGTTACTGGTGCATTGCCAGTAGCCAACGGCGGGACAGGGTCCACAACGGCGGCTGATGCCCGCACTGCCCTTGGAGTAGATGCAGCAGGTACCGACAACTCAACGGATGTTACGCTGGCGGGTAGCTATGACTACCTCACCCTCAGTGGTCAGCAGATCACCCTTGGTCAAATTGATTTGACAACTGACGTTACGGGCAATCTGCCGTATGCTAACGCCGCCTTTGCAGACCAAGACCTTTTGACAACCTCAAGCCCAACGTTTGTTGCGGTTAATGCAACCATTGACGGTGGAAGTTACTAATGGCAAGTACGATTAAAGTTAAGCGTAGTAGCACCGCGAGTGCAGTACCAAGTTCCCTTGCAGGAGGAGAGCTGGCTGCTAATACTGCTGACGGCAAACTCTTTCTTGGGAAGAATGACAGCAGCGTAGTAGAGATTGGTGCTGGCGGTGGATCTAACTTTCAGTCTCATAAATTTACCACGGCCGAAACATGGGCCGCCTTGGATGGGCTTGCATCGGAAACAATTACACAGGTCATTATTGATGCTTCTGGTGTAACTGAAGGTTCCATAGCAATAGATGTGGATGGGTCAGAGCAAGAATCCTTTCCGGGGGGGCATGCTCTTGTCACACGGATATTCGCGCCCTCCTCTGATCTTGACATAAGATCAGTAGCCAGCAGTCCAACGCTTATCTCGTCTGATGCTGACTCTGATAAGATATACTTACACAGTGGGATTACCTCTACTATAAGCAGCAGCTTTGCTTCACCGTATATAAATCCGTCTGGCTTGGCGTTAGACAGTAGCGGAAACCTTATCTCAACTGACTATTCAGGCGATAAAATATATAAGCATAGTGGCATTACCTCTACAATAAGCACCAGTTTTTCTTCACCGGGTGCGTCTCCGCAAGGATTGACAGTAGACGGTAGTAACAACCTTATCTCGTCTGACGTATCGGCCGATAAGATATATAAACATAGCGGAATTACCGCTTCTATAACCACCAGTTTTGCTTCACCGTCTGGCATACCGAGAGGTTTGGCGGTAGACAGTAGCGGAAACCTTATCCACGTAGATGCATCAAGCGATAAGATATATAAGCACAGCGGTATTACTTCTACTATAACCACCAGTTTTTCTGCGCCGTATATTAGTCCTACTGGCTTGGCGATAGACAATAATGACAACCTTGTATCAGCTGATAGTTCAGCCGATAAAATATATGTGCATAGTGGGATCACCTCTACTATAAGCAGCAGTTTTGCTTCACCCGGTGCCAGTCCATCTGGCGTGGCATTAAAAATACCAGCATCTGGAGGAGCATTTTCAGGAACTGCCTACGCAGTAATCAACAACGCATAAAAAATGAAATACTGTCAAGTTAAAATCAATAAAAATCGCTCTAATTTGGGTACAAGTTATATATACCCAGAGGGCTATGACCCATATCTGCATCAAGTCATTTACTATGAAAACAAGGGCCAAGAGATAGAGCATTGCGTAAGCATGGTTCCTAATGATTTTGATTTTTCCCAAACGGGATATGCCGAGCTAACAGAAGAAGAGGCGGGTATTGAGATAGATGATTATGTTGATAATGACAAAGACTTGATTTTACGCGAAGAAAGCGAACACGCCACACTTGATGACCTAAAAAATGCGATTAAGATTAAGTGCAAGAATCTGGCAGCAGACTTAGCAAAAAAAGCCCAGTAAAGAAAGGCGGGCAAAAATAAACCAAACCTCAATACCAAGTGAATGTCCTTGCCACAGTTGTAACACCGGGGTTCGTCGGAAACCCCCTTGTTGAGTGGTTGGTCAATCAGGATAACCTTTATTTTTCTTTGATTGAGGCTAAGCCTCGTGAGCGATCTAAAATGGAGTCACTACGTACGTTTCTTAGTTCTGATGCCGAGTGGTGGCTGATGCTGAATCACTATGCTTTACCACAGTTTGAAATGGCTCATGTTCCCTTTGACCGTTCCGTGTTTTCAGCATCCATGATGCGACCAATGGGCATGAAAATAGAGGAAATTTGTGGCAAGGAAATTCGGCGAGATGGACAATTTATGCAGACTGATTTCATAGGGACCGGGTGTCTTTTCATGAGGCGGGACGTTGCTGAAGCGATTGCCGACACGCGACCGTTTGAATACCAGCACGACACACTTGGAAATTGCACGAAGTCTGCCGATGCAACAATGAGTGATCGCATCATGCAAGCAGGGCATGATTTGTGGGTTTGGGACAAGCGATGTCTTAATCGCCAAGAGA